CATGCCACTTAGGTGCATAAAGTAGTTTGTATGTAACAAAGCACTTCCAATTTCATATTCGTTAGGGAATCTATAAGTACCGCCCTTCATTCCAATAAAGTGATTGTGGTCACCGCTCATTGTGAAAGAGCTAAGGACTTGAATAATCATATTGGAGGTTAAAGTTTGTGTGTCAGCAATTACTTTAGTTCCACTAATCCAAGGGCAACTATCACCACCCTCACTACCAGCTAGGGCACTTCCATTGATAGAAGAAATAGCACTAGAATCATTGTATTCAAATGTTAGGTTGTCTTGCTTTTGGTCTAACAATGCGTCAGTTTGTGGTATTGTGTAGTAGTTTTGTAATATGTTGGTCATAGCACTTGTTTTAATGTAGTCGGACAACATATAAGTAGTTTCATTCTTAGTAAAGTAATTGTTCAAAGCACTCCAATCAGCTTTAGAACTAATATCACCAATTAGACCCGAGTAGGCACTATTGAAAGCACTCCAATCTACTTTGTTATTAAGACCACTTAAAAAGTTTGCACTGAACCAATCACCGTTTACACCCAAGATAAGAGCATCCCTACCTTCGGCTACACCGGTGTAAGCAGTCATTGTTTCATCAACGCCAAGTGGGATGTTTACAACACCCAACAAACTAGAAACAGTACCTTCTCCACTCAATGTTTCATCGTGGTAAACAATTCTACCACCTACACTTCCTGCCCCACCTGGAGTAATGTCTTGTGAAAATAGTTCGGCACCATTTCTATCACATACAACCAAAGTATAAGCATAGCTATCATCAACAAACACTGGAGCACGGCCATTGTTATCCAATAGCACCGGATTAGTGTTAGTAGCACTAGCATCTTCATCAGCCCAAGTTGTAGCTAGGTCAGTGCGACCAACATAATAAACATACAACTTACCACCAACTAGAACTGCACCATTCTTATTGTTGAATTGTTGTGTTAAATCAAATAAAGGAACAAGTGTCATTTACACACCTCCCAAAACATTTCTTACACTTGGTTTCTTGTTTTCTTCTTTCCATTCACGATAAGCCTTCATTATTGGCTCATCTTCTTTTCCTCTTGGTACGAATCCAGCTTCCCAATCTCTTGCATAGTTTGTCTTAAACCAATCAATATCTTCTCTTTCATCAGTATTAACTTTGCTAGTTTGTCTTGATTGAATGGCAGTAGGTAACATAGGAATATCCTTACCGACACCCATAGTAGCTAAGGTCTTGTTTATCCTATCACCGTACTTTTCCCAATTTTCAAGGGCTTTAGAACCTCGCTTTGCATTCTTGCTAACATTGGCAGCTTTATTTTGTTCTAACACATAATCAAGTATATGTGGCTTATCACCTTCATCACTGAACATAAGTTCAAGTTGTGAATTTTTGTGGAATCCATCGGGCATTGTTCTAAGATGTTCAATATTTACAAGACCATCTTTATTAGGTGTAACACTAGCAAAGTCGGCTAATGTACTTGTCATAGCCTCTCTATCAATATGCTTTACACCAGCCTTAGATGTGATTATAGCATCCTTTTCAAGTTGCTTTCTAAGAATTGAATTTTCAGGCAAAGATTTAATTTGTTCTTCAAGTACAATGTCAGGTGTATCATAAATTTGACCTTCATTGAAATTCTTGCTATTCAAGTTCCAACCAAATGAATCAAGTTCATCATTCATTTGATTGACCTTTTCCCTTGTTACTTTGTTGTTGTAAACATCTTCTGCATACTTAGCAAGACCAGTATTGGCTTTACCTCTTCTAGCAAACTTTACAACTCTAGGCATATATCTTGTTAAAGCTGTTGGCAATACATCACTACCAACATTTACGAATAAATCTTTACCAAAATCACCTGCAATATCGCCACCATCCTTTTGATACTTAGAGTCTGTTACTTTGTGTTGAATATCTCTAGCACCACGAATAGCTGGACCAACTACCATTCCACCAACACTAGGTAACAAGTCAGCAACACCACCAGCAACACCATAGGCTAAATCACTTATGGCTTCGCCTTTGTTGAACCACTTACCATTACCTTCTTTACCAATTATACTAGCATCTGGGTCATTGATATATCTTTGCTTTTCGTAATCACTTGTAGCCCAATTTTGAGGGTCATACCACTTCATTTCTTCAATTTCTTTGGCTCGTCTTTCTCTGCCCTTTTCTTCATCAATTCTATTCTTGACTAACTTAAATTGGCTACGAAATTCATCTACAGGAATACCTAACTTCTTTGCTTTCAAAGTAATGTCAGTGTCTGTTACTTTATCCAAATCACGAAATGAACTTGTTATTTTATCCTTAATCATTTCATCACTTGCTTCAGTCATTGAAGAAATGAATTGATTAAGTTGTGGGTTGTTTGGGTTTCTTTTAAGGACTTCACTCAAAGCATTGTTCAATCTATTGATTGCTTGGTTTTGTTCAGCATAAGAATACTTATCATCATAGTTACGAGCTTTTACAAGGTCTTCGGTGTTCACGAATCCTCTCTTAGCTAGTCCTCTCCAATATTCGGCATTACTTGTTAAATGTTTGTTGAATGGTTCATTCATCTAACACCTCTTATTTAAGGTTATCAACCCAATTACCTGTGCTTTCTTCTTTAATGGCTTTTCTTGCAGAACGATTAGAAGCATTATATTGATTAATAGCCATTTGCCACTTCATATCTTCTTCAGCTTTTTCTCTTTGTTTTCTTTCCAATGCATTATTTATCTTATCAATCAATTCAGGCTTGTATGTTTTGATGTATTCTGCATTATCATTTGCCCAATCTCGTAATTGTTGAGCATTTCTGAAATCACCATCTCTAAGTTCCTTGAATTGTGAATCTATTGTGTTACTTTGTTTGAGTTCCTTGTTACCATTCATAATTTCATCGGCTTTTCTAGTAAGGTTTGCAATAGTGTTCATATACTCTTCATCACTATCAAAGTATTCGGGATGGTCTTTAATTTCTTGAACTTTGTTTCTAATCTTTAGTTCATTCAAATCATTAGCATCAGTCTTGTCTGACAACTTGATATTGTCAAAGTCATACAAACTTGTTCTAAATTTACGAGCGTCATTTTTAAGTTGTCTTTCTTGCTGCTTGTCAAACATTCCTAATTCGTGTTCAAATCTTTCTTGCTGTAATGCTTGCTGATTAGCAAAATTCTGTGCGTCTCTCGCAGCTTGAACTTCATTCTGTCTTTCTGCTTGAGCAGCTTGGTTGTTTTGTGCTTGAATGGTTTTAGCCCAATCATTAGCCATTCCAACCAAGTTTCTCATACCAGCATTGGAATTGTTAAGTTGTTGGGTAAAGTCCTTGAAACCAAGAACACCAGCGATTGATGGCATATTCATACCTTGTATTGCCATTTTAAATTCCTCCTAAGACTGTAGATACTGAAGGTCTTTCAGTAGTCATTGATTTAGACATACTACCATAGCCCTTCTTAATGCGATTAAATTCTTTTCCTAATGAACCAGCTGTGAAGAAATCTTTAAGTTGGTCTGGTGTAGCGGCAAAGTCATACCACTTCTTACCAACTTGTACCATAGCTGTTTGTGTGTTTGGGTTATAGACAACATCTTCAACAACATTACTTTGTGCATTAAGGTCAGTTCTAAGTTCACTATCCTTTGAATCGTAATGTGGTGAATCCTGTTCTACTTCATAACCCATTTCTTTCCAATTAGGATATTGAACCCTTTGTTCATAAAATGTGTTAAGTAATTCATCGTGTTCATCTTGCTTTTGTGGGTAAAGGTAGTCAGGTTCATTTGTACTAAAATAACCATTACCACCCGTATGCCTTACAGGAATATGAATTTGTGAGAAATTACCCAACTCATCGTGAATTGGTGGTTCGTTCATCCTCATTATTTCTTCAACGGATAGTGCCATACTTTACTTACCCATTAAGCTCATTACTTGTTGTAAACGATTCATATTGTTATTTTGTTGTGGCAACTGCAAGGATGGTGCTTGCTGTGCTTGACCCATAACATTCTGATTTTGAACATTATTAGCAAGCTGTGCGTTTTGAGCATTTTGGGCATCAGCCTTTTGTTTTGCCATTGATAAAACTGCCATGATAATCGGGAGCATACTTTATTCCTCCTATCCTAATATTCTTCCTAATAAACCCTTTTTAGACAAATTATTTCCTGCAACAGTTTGTGTGTAATTAGCAAAGTTTTGTGCGTCAGTGTTGTTTTGACTTGCTAAGTTTTGTAAGTAGTTGGCATAAGCATTACTTACATTGTCTTGTGCATTTTGAGCTTGTCCTAAAAGTGTTGTGTTCTTGTTAAATAAATTTTGATACCTTTGATTACCAAGATTAGCATTTGTACTAAATTCATTCAAAGCCATTTGTCTGTCTTGGTTGTAACGATTATAAGCCTTATCCCATTCTTCACTAGCTAAAGCCTGTTGCTTGGCAGCAAGTTCATTCAAGTAATCACTTGAGAACATAGAACCAGCATTAGCTCTACTATTAGTAATGGCATTTGTAGCTTGATTAATTCTTTGGTTAGCTGCCTTAGAATAAAAATCATTTACATCTTTATCATAAGAGAATTGACCTGGGTCATATACTTCTTGATTTTCAAGGTTAGCAAGATAATCACCATACTTACCTGCCACATCACCATAAGTGCCATTCATCTTGTTAAGATATTGGCTATATAAAGCACGGTTCGCATTACTTGTTTCCATAGCTTTATCATAGGCTTCTTTGGCGGCGGCATTAGCTTGGCTTATTTTGCTATCTTGACCAAACCCAAAAATATCTCCTGGGTCTAATATATCACCTAATCCCATTAGATACCTCCTAGAATTGAATTATAACACATATACAGTTCTCCTGTACATCAATCGCATTTTGTTGTAAATCTAAAGTTTGCCCTGCCAACCCATTCTTTGTAAACAACATAACAGGACAAACTTCTTTTCTATTATTTAGAAACTTCTTTGGTAAAACATTACTACCCTTTGTTAGTAATTTCTTGAACAAACGAATTTTACCTTGTTCTATAACCTTCCAACCATCGTCTGTACTTAAATCCCAAGTACCAGCCATAGATTGTAACACATCTTTCAAAATACTTTTGTCATTGATTAACATATTACACTCCCGTATTCATTTCAGTAAAGCGAATACTAGCATCGGTTATAACAAAGTCAGTTGGTTCACTATAAGTCAATTTCAAAACGCATTGTCTTGTCATACCAAAGTTCATCCATTTAGCCCTTGTGTGGTATTCACCTTTTCTACCTACACTTGTACGAATAACATTACCGAAGGTGTAACCACCATCGTTACTCATTTGCATTAAAGCATAGGCTGGGTTTCCATAATCTTCTTTACAACCAACATTACATTCTAATGCTAATTCGTGAATGATAAACGGCTTGTAGTTGCTTGTAATGACCGGTGTTTGTCTTACCCTTAACAAAGGCAATCTTTGGGTGGCATTGAAATCTTCATAATAATAGTCAGGATTCAATTCACTAATGTTACCATTTTCACTAGAACCAACAATAATTTTATTATCCCACCAGCAAGCATACAAAGGAATGTAAACCTTAATCTTACCGTTGTAGAAATTTCTTGAACTTCTAATGTGCCATTCGCTTGTGGTTAAATCGTAACAATAACATTCATTACCAATGCTAAAGCAATAGAAAGAATGGTTGTTCAAAGAATAAGTCCAACCAACAATTCTTGTGGTTTCGTTTTCGTTTAGAACCCTATCAAGCCATACTGGACTAATCTTTTGTACATTAGTGTCTGTAATAGCCAATACGCACTTAGAATTAGCCTTACCAGTGCCTATACAAAATTGGGTATGGTTCACACTAGCTAAAGAATAAGGGGCTTCTAGACCTTGTTCCTTGTTAATTGTGTAAGATGTTCTCTGCCAAGTTTGATAAGCCTCACTATCACCCTTTTGCCAAAATTCAATAGAGCTGGGACCGAACAATGTAAGCAAAGCACCTACACTTGAAATAGCTATACACTTATCACTTGAGGATTCGGCATTGAAATATTGTCTAGCACCATAATCATCTAGGAAGCAATATTTACCGCTATCAACATCTTCAGTCAATACCGTTATACCATCTTTATCATATTGGACTTTTCCATTAATAATTTGGAAAACATTTCTTGTTTCTTGTGAAAGTGGATAAGGGACAGAATAAAAGACATAGGAACTTCCCTTATCATTAAGAACAATACTACCACTTACTACAGCAATATGAGTAGGTTGTATGTAAGACCTTTCATCAAGTCTTTTAGGCAAAGTAATAGAAACTGCTCTACCTTCTTTCAAGTCATAACCGTGTATGCTTTGACCATCAACCCAAAGTAGGATAGCTCTTTCACCACCACTTTCAGCAAATTGTACTTGGTTTCCAATAGCATAAGTTCCTATAATTTCACTTTCATAGGTCTTTGGTGTAACACGATAAATGTTTCCTTTGTATGCAAAGAACAAGCATTGTTGGAATGATTGTGTTTTCTTTCCTGTGCTAGGTACAAACATACCATCGCATTTACCATCGGCACCAAATTGCTTTATAAACTTGATTCCAGGACAACTTTGCATAAATGCTTTTCTATCATCACCTTCACCGTTAAAGTCAGTGAACATATTACGGGAAATAGCACTTCCTTCTATGTTAGGAAATGATGTAGCATTTGTGCCACCTGTAAATGAGTAGATTACTTTGTTTGTAGCCATATTTACCACCCTTCGCCAGCTCTACCCATTTCATAGCCATAATTAAAATCATTCATACCAAAGTTTTCATAGACTTCGGGACGATTTGCGTCATTTATGACTTTAATGTTGCGTTTATCGGTTTCAAATTCATCTTGATACATTTGTAATGAATCATTGTAATGGTATCGCATACACAATTTCATACAAAGTCCATCTTCAATCATATTTTGATATTTGGAGTTGTAATAAAGTACATCATCAATATCTAATTCGTCAATGCTTTCAAGATAAGTTACTCTGTAATTATCAACATAATTTGTATTAAATTCAATGTGGAAATATTCTAAATCGTATCGTGTGCCAGTACCAACTTCTACTTTCTTGTATTCAGTTTCGGTACAATACATTGAAGCCCTACCTACAGGCATAAATGAATCAATCTTCATCTTATCACCTGGGTACAACTTAATCCACTTTTGGCACAATCTTCTACCACAACCAATCAATCTATCGGGTAAATTACCGTCAATTACAACATCTGGCCAGGCTTCTTTCATTTTCTTTTGGAATAAACTATCACCCTCAAGCCATCTTATATCGTGGGCGTCAATACCAACCAAGTAGAAAGTATCACCAATCTTACAAACTTCATCAATGTTTCTATTTGGTAAATCTTCTTCCGCTTGAACATAATTGTCATAAACAAACCAACCTTTAGGCAACTTAGCCAATCTAACTTCTTTACCACATCTAAAATCTTGTGTTTGGTAATTGTCAAGTATAAGGTTTTGTGTGTTCAAGTCAGTGATAATGGACTTTAAATCGGTTAGTGCAGCCATAGACTGGTTTTCATTGGCGGCTTGACCATCACCAACAATTCCAACCCTTTGACAAGCATTTTGGATTATTTCATTTACACGAATCATTAAGTCCTCCAAACTTTTGTACTAATTCTCTTGTTATTTATAAAAGAAGAGGGTTGTGTTGTTACACAACCCTCTAGGTTAGATTACTTTGTTTAGATTATTCTTCTTCAAGATAACTTAATACTGAAGAACGAGCTTCAGGAAGACCGACTGCGAATGGTGCTACAAGTCTTACCAATGTAGTAAGAGTTTCACCATTACCCCATTTATAGGTCTGGAGTGTAAGGGCTTCTTTCTTCTGTGTTTCCATATCGCAAGAAGGTACATTACCAAACTTGTAGGAATCGTAAGCAATAGCATCAGTTGTACGAGATTGGACTACATCGTAGGTCTTGCCATCTTCAAGCATTGTGGTGAATGTTAAGCTAGATGTACCGGTTGGAACCCAAGCATTAGCATTTCCGTTGTTCATACCTTCAAATTCTACTCTAAGTTCTGGAATAGAACCATCGGCTTTAGGAATAACAACATAATCTTCGTTTGTTTGAATACCATTCTTATCAACGAGCTTCAAGCCTGTAGCCTTGAATGGAGTACCAGCTGCACCAACTAATGTACCGGAAACGATTGGGTCAAATCCCTTATCACCAGTGGTTACTGAAACGGTAAAGGAAGCGGCACTAGAACCTACAACCTTTGGCATATAGTTACATTCAACAACTGGGATAGAAGCGAATTTACCAATAGCGGCATCCTTGTACAAGTCATTGACAATGGCATCATTCTTAATCTGACCAGCGGCATTAGCAGCAATCTTGTTACCAATTACACCATCAATGTAAGTAACCTTAGAACCTGCATTACCAGCTTTCTTCAACTTACCATTAGCTTCTGCGATTGTAGACAAAGTAGCTTTACCAACTACTGCCTGAGAAGCATCAAATACGGTCTTTTCAACTGCGTACTTTTCAATGGTCTGAGCAAGGTTTCTTGCGTGTGGAAGAGCAATTTCGTCAGTGAATGATTCAATATCACCGAACTTTTCCCATTCATCCAACATAACATCGGACATACCAGCTTCACAAGCAATTGGGTAGCGAACTTCCTTGATTTCATCAACCTGAGCAGAAAGACCATTTCTACCATCGGAAGCCTTAGCAATACGAGCTTTGCCTGGGTCTGGGATATAGACGGTGTAAGTATTACCATACTTCTTACCAACCATCTGTTCCTGTGGAATGTAGGATTTAGCCTTCTTCAAATAAGGCATTTCATTTACGATTTCCTGAGCAATAATCTTGGTTTTAGCGTTGTTTGAAAATTCATTAGCCATAATTTAATATCCTCTAAAAAGATTGTGAATTTGTTTATCTGCGAGCATCCAAGAAAGCATTAAGAGCCTTTTCATCATCCCAAATATTTCTCTTAGTTTGTGTGGAAATACCTGGCTTACCAACTACTTTAGGTTGTTCTTGATTGACAACTTCGGTTTTAGTTTGTTCTAACTTTAGCTGTTCTTCTTTCTTAGCCTGTTCTAATTTATTTACAATTTCGTGTTCAATATCCCTTAATTCTTCAATTCTATCACTAGAACTCATATAAGGGTCACTGTACAAACGGTCAAGGTATTCATTAGGACTTTCTGCAATAGCCATAAGTATTGCTGGCCCATAGGGTCTACGCATTAGGAAATTTGAAACATTTTCATCTTTGTCTAACAAATCTCCAAGACCTTCGCTAAATGCTTTATCCACAACTTCTTTGTAATGTGCCTTAGCCTCATCGGTTGGGTACAAAGTATTGATGTGTTTCTGTGCTCTTTCACGATAATAATTCGTCATAGCATCAAAATCACTTTTTTCCTTTGCAGCCTTTTCTTCTTTGGCTCTTTGTTCTTCCATTAGTTTGTTAAACTTCTGTTCGGAACGATAGTCAATATACTCATCAGCTGTATTAAAGTCATCACGATATTTTGGTCTATACTTATCGGGATTGTTTATTTTGTCTTGTAATGATTCAACCAACTTACGCATTTCTGCCATTTCTTCAGCATGCTTTTTATTTTGTTTGGCAAACTGCTTATGGAAGCTATACTGGGCTTTCTCCAAGTCCGAGTATTGGTTAATTGGTTTCACTACCTTGTTTGGAATATCGCCTTTAATATCCTCATTCTTCACTACTTCAGTGGTTTCTTCCGAAGGTGCTGCAACACTTTCTTCATTAACTACCTTTTCATCGGCATGCTCGCTAGACATTTCACTTGCAGGTTCAACGCTAGAAACATTTTCATCTTTTATATCTTCTAATGCCATAATTGGCTCCTGTATCTGCTTTGGGTGCAGGTTACCCGTGTGTCTATGATTATTTATAACAAATTAAATTTCCAAATTACAAGTCTGCCATATCATCTCTATCTTGTCTTAATTTGTATTCAATAGCCATTCTAGGAATGATAGGTTGTATGAAAGTTAAGGCTAAAGCATCAGCTGTATCTGGTGAATGACCAAGATTTAGCTTAATGTCAGCCTTTGGAATAATTTGTATTTTGTTTGAATTACTTAGTATGTATCTTGTACAATTTAGTTCCCTTCTCAAATCTTCATCAAGTCCAAGCATACCGTATTCTTCAAATGATTTCTTCATCGTACAATACATTTCAGCACGATTGTTTAGATAAACATTTTCAGTCGCTTTACCACCAAAAGGAACTGTATTAACAACATAGCCAGCCTCCCTTAATCTTTCACTTAAATCTAGCCCGTAAGCCTCATCTATTGCAATATGTGATAAGTCTTTCTTACCAAATTCTTCAATCAAGCCCTTGACAATGCTACAAAGTTCTGCTGCGGTTGCTATTCGTTTCTTGACTACTTTCTTTACTTTGTTTATACTTCTAACAACTATTACATTGTTATCAACACCTAATCCTGAGCAGTCAATTCCAATGGCATAGCCTTTTTGTGTATTTTCACGAACACTTGAACATTCACGGAACAAGTCATTTGTGAACAAAGTACCTTCACTACCATCGTCACATTCTTCACCATAGAACTCCCTTCGCCAAGCATTTTCATCAAGACAAGTTGAACGCATTAAGTCAATTTCCTTTTGTGTGATTCGCTTGTTATCACTTGTCTTAGCATTAATGATTTTTACATTTTGTTCTCTGCAATAGGCAGTAACCCAGTTATCAGCCCTTGGTGTAGACAACATAACAATCTTGCCATTTACACCTTTAGGCAAATCACGCATACAGAAAGAAACTACCGAGAATAAGTCAGGTGGTGCTAGGCAAACTTCATCACAAACAGCTAATGAAATGCTAGTGAAACCACGCAAAGATTCAAGTGATTCATAACTAGCAAAGTAAATTACACCATTCTTACCAAATGTAATCTTATTAGCTGCTTGGTTTGCTTTGTATAGGCCAGGTGCTATGTGGTTAAGTTGTTTAATAATCTCAACCCACATAACTTCTTTACTTTGTCTGTTAGTTTGTGACAAACAAATTATTCTTCTATCTTGTACTAAATTAATTGCACACAAAAGGGCAGCACAAAAGGTTTTACCTGCACCTCTTCCACATCGTAGGTAAATCTTATCTTCTGTGCTTGTGAATAAAGCCTTTTGGTGCGGGAATAGTTTGAACTTAATCGTTTTCATCTCCCGTATAATCCTCAATCACCAAATTAAAGTTTGTTTCTTGCTGAACATCAGCAACCACTTCTTGTTCAACCTTTTCACTCCACTCATCTTTGTATCGTCTTTTCAACATTTCTATGTACTGAATCTTACCTTCCCTAAAGTATCTTGCTGTGATATAATCTTGAATTTTTCTTTTCATTGTTTCAAGCCAATCACACATATCATCAAGTAATTCTTGTGTATCTTCAGCAATAATTTGTGTGTCATTTTGTTGGAAAGAATTTCTTCGCCATAATCTAAATGGATTTTGTTTAGTTTGTAAGGATTTAGGCAAATAGCATTGTATGTTAGCCATAAAGACAGCAACACTAGCCCAAGTAGGTAAAGTGTTACTGCTATGCTTGCCAGTTCCAAAACCTTGACTGTTTAGAATACGAAAAGTAATTCCAGCAGTGTTCAAGGTTTCTTCACTTGTATTAAATGTTTCATTCAAAGAATTGGAACATTCAATGAGGCTAAAGTCAGGTTCACTCATATTTTCAAGCAAGTAACGCATTTGCTTTTGTCTTAGTTTACAATTCTTCAATAGATTGTTTCCTTGTATTCGCTTAGTCATTGTAATCTCTCCTTGGTTTGATGAAACCATTCTTATCACGGACTTCGTGGCGAATATCCTTTAACAATTCTATCATTTCACTTAGTTTGTCTAAGGCTAACTTCATTTCATCAACCTCAGCCTTCAAAGTCTTTTCTTCAACCTTAACTTCTTTCTTTTTCATCGTTTGCTCCTATGTTCTTAAAGGTGAACATCACCTGTTTGTTAATTTGTTTATACTTGTTCCGAAGAACTATAATCGCCTGGAACGGCTAAGAATCTCCAAGTCCAAGGATAGTAGCTTGGGTCATTCTCACGAACTTTACCCCACTTACTAAATCCAACTTTGAACAAGTCACCATTATCTACAACATCATTCAAATGTGACCAAGGATAAACCCAACAACCTTGTGCACAATTAAATTCACTATTGTCATTACCCGTATATCTTGTTCTAACTGGGAATCCATTCCCACCTATTGCGTGTGAATCCCAGTGATATACTGTTGTACTTTCAAAACTTAGCATTACTCTAGCTGGGTAGGCTTTGTTCAAAGTAACATAAGTGTCTTCAGCAAGTTCTGCCCAATAGAAATTAGCTTCACAACCTGTACCATTAGTCAAAGTTACCCCATAAGGTGTTTCAGCTGGGCAACTACCAGTGTTACCATAATATTTTATGTAGTGTAAATTTCTACCCCACTTTACGAATGTGTAGTTGTATCTTGAACCAACTCTGTTTTGCCAATATCTACATTTCAATCCACCTTGATTGTCATTGAAAGTATTATTAATTATTCGCCAATACAACACGCAGTCATAACAATCTTCATCATAAGAACCATTGACTACATCCAACTTAGTAAATTCAATAGGTGAGTTGTTATCAAAGATGTTACCTTCAAGAATTGCATACAAATGATAAACATTACTGCTGTCCTTGTATGGGTAAATCTTGATTGTGTTATTGTTGGTTCTACAATTCTTCATTGTCAATCGTTTAGCTTCAATGATGTTGTTTTCAGAAATTACACAATCATTGAACTCCAAAGCACCTTCATCTGTAGTATTGTCAGTAACTCGCTTAAAGCCTACATTCACCGTACATTTGTTGAAGATGTATTGCTTTCTTGATGTGAAGAAATAACCTCCTGTAATTGTACTATTAGAACCCCAGAAAGCATCAATATTTGGTTCATTGGCAAATCTTACATCACTACCATTTTCAACACTTAAATATCTACAACCAACGGCAACATCGTTACACTTAACATTGTTTAGAACAACATCTACACTTCCAGTTTTGCTAATACTCATTTTGTTTGTACAAACTAAGTTGTAGATTTGTGTGACTGATGTAGGACAAGTGAATGAAGCCATACTTCTACCTGCCATATCAATCTTAGTTTGTCCATCAGCACCAATAGCATTAACATAAGCCGTTTCATTTTGGAAATTATTTAGGATTAATCTATTCAATGACGTGGAACGAACTAACACATTATTGTAGAAATCTACACTTGCTGGGTTAGTGAACCAGTCATCCCTAAATTCCATATAAGCGAATGAAACTTTATCTGTTGAGTTGAATATGTTGTTTCCAAGAATTACACAATTACTTATTGTGATTCTACCATTTGTTCCATAAGTTATAGGCAATCTATTTGTACCGTGAATAATAGCATTAGAAACTGTAGTAGGATAGTTTAAGCTACTATTGTAAAAGTGGTTTGTTGCATCAATGTACAAATCCTTTGAATTACAAGCCAAGAAATTAGCTGGGTATCTAAACCAACTTGAATGAACGGGACAAGATGTGTCAAGCACATAGAAATCACCAATAGGGTGATTACTTGTTCCAACTACTACAATATGGTTACATTGAATTTGTTCACTAGCAAATGAGGTGTCTGCATCACACATTAACTTCTTTTCAGTAACCAATACACTTGTGGTGTAATTGTAATTACCTTTGACAAAGTAAACACCAGGTGCTGTCCTAATTTCGTTTGAACCAACTACTGAAGGATAGGTCAATAAGGCATTGATGTTTTCTTCGTGTCCTGGATATACACCATAATATGTTGATGGTAGATATTCGCCATCATACAAAAGAATCCACCTACCAACTTCGGTAGAGTTACTTTGTATAACATAACCTGCATCAGGTTGGGCAGTACAAGTGGCATCCCAAATGTAAGTTCTCTTTTCGCAGTCGTCATTAGTCCAATAACCAACAACATCTACTGTGCCTAAACTTGTGTCAGCATCTTGTAAGCCATACAAACCAAATACATCAAGGTTTTCACCTGTACCGGTATCTAACTCAATGCTATTGTACCAATCTCTTACAAATTGCCAATCTGCACTTTCATCGTCAGTTCTTGGGTCACTAAAGTTACCAAGATACTTATACAATCTTAGATAAGCTAATTGTTTGACAAAGTAAGTCTGTTCACTTCTACCTTCACCATTCAAGTAGATAGGGTTATTGACAATAGTATAAGTGTCATTGGTGGCATTGTAAACATACACATCAATAAAGTTTGTACTAACTGGGTCTAAGACTTCAATCTTACCACCAGCTACAAACACATCATTTTGCTTAATGACTGGGTAATACAATGTAACCATTATTCGTTACCTCCTACTTTTGGTTGCATAGCCTTCATTTGTTCTTTTCGTAATGCTATCAATTCTTTTTCTACACTTGATTGAGCCTTAACAATTTCTGCCTCTGTCTTAGCTTGTTCTGCAGGATTACTTTGTTCAATTTGCTTTTCAAAAGCAATCTTCTCCATATCCTGTTGATGTTTCAACTTGCTTAACATCATTTCCCTTTCAAGAGAATAAGCATTAATCTTTTGGTCATTTTCAAGCTGAGCAATTCTTTGTTGTAATTGTACAATTTGTTGGTCACGAGTTTGAATTTCTGTATTAGCTTGTTCCAACATTTGTTGCTGTTGTTGTTCCGTTAATGTAGGTTGTGGTTGTAACATTTGACCAAAGTTTCTAACATATTCATTATCAGTTTCAACTGCACATTCAGCCATTAACAACTTTTGCTTATCTACATCGTTTGTTATCAAAGCACCCATTTGTTGTAAAGTAACTCTAGCTTCTTGTTTCTTCAATGCTTCATCTGGACCTTCAATTACATTTACCTTAATCAACCCAAACAAAGGTTGTTGCATAACATTTTCAGCAAAGATTAATCCAATCAACTGCATACTATATCTTAAATGGTACAAGTAAGCTCTTACATTGTTGTTAAATGTCTTTTGGTTCAATAATGCTTCGGTAGCACTCTTTTCTACATCGGTTTCCAAGCCTGTAGCTGGAATACCAATAATTGTGTTTGTCAATCCTAAAGCATTTTGCATTAGGGTGTTCACATCATCAATTTCAAAGTTGTTTGGTAATCTTGTAGGTGGTGGCAACTGTCTTTTACCATCAGTACTCCAAGCACGATATTTCAAAAATGGGTTCAAACTTACATCACTATTCTTGTAAAATTCGCCATAATTTTCCGTAGATTCGGTGTCAGCTAGCCAGGTATTTTTTGGTGCTTTAGCACATCTTAGAATTAATTGACGATAAGCATAATTAATCAACCTTTGAATTGGTCGCATTTGCTTTGTAATACCACAGAATGTTATTTTATCATCATCCCAAATTTGTTCACCGAATACTGGAACTACTGGAATATATGAATAAGGTAACATAATTTGTTCAACAATTTCTGTACCCATTAACTTGTACACATTGATTACATTGTCCTTTTTCAAGTAATAAGTAACCAACGGCATGTACTGCTTGTGGTCATAATTATCTTGTATGTCAATCAATGGCTTTTCCATAAATGAACCAACGCCGTAGGTATCTTCAATCCATTCTTTAGGCTTTAGTTCAATGATAGCCGCCCTCTTTGAGTCTGCAAAATTTAATTTGGTTGCAACTGGGTCAAGTCTTACATTTGTTACATCACTTATGCTATACAAGCAAGGCTTTACTGAACCATCAATGTCATAGTCTGTACTAAAGACCAATACACCTAGACCGGTAGCAATAGCATTTGAAAGAGCTTCAACTGCAGCGGTATTGTTGTCAATGTCAGCTAGAAATTCGTCAGCCTTTCGTGTCAATTCTTCTTGACTTTCATAAGACCACTTGTATTGATTTGGAAGATAAGTGTTTACAATAGTCCTTACTGCATTACTAACAACATTCAACCTACATTCGGTTACATTGTCACCAATTAGCTTCTTATCTACCTTGTCATTTTGGTCACCAGCTATGTACTTTCTATCATCCTTGATGTTTTCGTACAAAGTGTGCCATTTGTCATAACTTGACTTTTCAAATGTGATAAAATCCTTAATCACATCAAATTGTTCTGTATCTTCTTTATTTTCCATTTGCACCTCAACTTTACAGGTTTAAGCATTGGCTCACCAAGATTACCAATAGCTTCTATAACTATTTATAGAAATCCGTTACTTTGTGCATAAGAAAAAGGCTG